TACCCCAATGGTCGTCATAACTCTAATCCAAGTAGGGCTGTTGATGTGGTGCCTTATCCTATTGATTGGGATGACAGAGAACGTTTTCATTTGTTTGCTGGTTTTGTTATTGGCATTGCTAAGTCTATGGCGATAAACCTACGTTGGGGAGGAGATTGGGACCAGGATTGGTATGTACACGATAATAGGTTCGATGATTTTCCTCATTTTGAATTAAAAGATAAGTGATAGAGCTGTTTGCATATGCTATGTTAACCATAGTGGCGTTATTTGCATCAGTTTTTGTTTATTTTAGTTGTTTTTGGAGTATAAAGTTTGAGAATCTAGACCTTGAAGAGGAAGAGTTTTAATATTGTACGAAATAAGCATTAAACATAAAGATATAGGTAAACGAACCTACAATATCTACACAAAAGATGAGGCTGACAAGGAAGGGGTAGATTATAAATACTGGAAGGAAGCCAATAAGGGGGAGTATGCGCTCACTGATGATAACTATGTTGGAGAAATCATACAAAAGAAGTGTTATACGGGAGATAATGGCGTTGATAGTTATTATGTGCGTATGCCTTTTGGTTATGCCTTTCATTCTCCTAGGTATCCTAGTCAAAAACTTAAAGCAGATGGTAGAGTTTCTAATCACACATTGTCTGGCAAGCCTCAGCTCGAAGTACGTAAAGGCACCCAAGAATGGAAGAACCTCGCAATGGTCTATAGCGTCGTATTTGATATGGATTTGGCTATCGATACTGTCATTAGTAACCCTACTGATAATAAACGGCGTACTGTAAAAAGATGGATGAGAACACAGGAGTTTAAATCAATGGTAAAAGATGAATTAAAAGAAGTATTAGCAGAAAAAGGTCATAATAGGTCGAAAACAATTGATTTATTAGACCAAGCCTTAGAAATGGCTAAAGAAAAGAAAGATATAACAAACTTTCTTAGAGTTGTAGAGAATATACAGGATATGTTGGGTATGAAAGACAAAACTGTAACTAAAACAACTACTCAATTAGAGGCTACAGCTACAAGAAAGCTTTTAGATGAGATAAATGAAGAGGAACAGCATTTAAAGGGCACGCAAACTAAAATAGAGGCTAAGACAAGCACAGATGAAACCTAAGAAACCTACAATGAAGCAAGTTGCAGAGCATATTTATAAAACAGATGTGCTTATTGCTAGTATGATGCTAAAGATTCAAGAGTTAGAGAAAAAGTCTCATGAACCTAAAGATTTTGTATGTTGTAAGGATTGTGGGTGTAAGTTAAAAAAAGATGAATAACTTTGAAGAGATATACGCTAAAAAGCAGGCTCTTAAAAAATTATTCCATAATATTGCCTTATTTGGTCGCACTTGTTTTCCTACTGCTCTTCGGAAAGCAACTCCACCATTTCATCATGAAATTTATGCCAATTTAAGAAACAGAAGTAAAAAAAGAGTATTAATAGCAGCGCCTCGTGGTACAGCTAAATCCACAGTAACATCACTTCTATTACCACTGCATCGCATAGCCTTTAAACACGAAGACGACGAAGAGTTTATCGTGATCATATCTGAGTCACAGGCGCAGTCTATTAACTTCTTATCTCGTATTAAATACCATTTAACTCATAGTCAAAGATTTAAAGACTTATTTGGTGACATGGGACCCAATACAGCTAAAAGATGGACAGCAACAGACGTAGTAACTGCCAATGGAGTACGTATAGTGGCCGTAGGTACTGGACAAAGGGTTAGGGGTTTTATTGAAGGTGATACACGTCCTACTTTAATTATTGTAGATGACTTTGAATCAGAATTAAACGCTTTTACGCAAGAAGCTAGAGCTAAAAACAGAAAATGGATGACAGAAGCCGTAATACCATCATTATCCGATGAGGGTCGTATTGTTATGATTGGTACAGTAATATCAGAGGATTGTTTCTTATACTGGGCTAAAGATTCTCCAGCATGGAATACGTTATGGTATTCTATTATAAATGATGATGGCTCTCCAATATGGCCCGAAAGATTTCCAAAAGAAAGAATAGAAGGTATAAAAGAGGAATATGCATCTGTTGGTAATATAAATGGTTTTTACCAAGAGTATATGAATATAGCTCAATCTCCAGATGAAGCTCCTTTTAAACCAGAATGGATAAAATTACATCAATATGACTTTGAAAGAAGAAAAGGAACTCCTTGTTTGGTAAAAGAGACGGGTGATGGAGAAGAAGTCATCCCGATAGAGGTCTATGGAGGAGTAGACCCCGCATCTTCATTATCAGCAAGAGCTGACTTTTTTGTTTTAATCACTATAGGCATAGATCACGATGGTAATAAGTATATATTGGACTTATATAGAAAGCACGTGTCACCTGCAGAGCAGCCTGATATAATCATTGAGAAGTTTAAAAAGTTTAGACATCGTAAGATGAAGATAGAGACTGTAGCATACCAGGAAGCATTAAGAGCAGCAGTTAAAAAACGTATGCTAGAAGAGAATTTGTATATTCCAGGGCTTGAAAAAGGTGTAAAACCAAGAACACGTAAATCTGAAAGACTTTTATCTTTAGTGCCTATGTTTGCTAAGGGTGAATTTTTCTTTAGAAGTCAAGATACTGACGCACAAGCTGAGTTTTTATCTTACCCAAAAGGTAAGCATGACGACGTGATGGATGCAGTGTGGACTAGTCTTGAAGGTGCAAGACCAGCAAGGCTAAAATCACTTAATGCTGAAGATAAGTCAACTAAGTTAAAGAAAGTTCTTGATTGGATGACCCTATAATGCTTATATTACGATGCATACTAGTATGCAATAATATGGGGGTATTAGGTTAGTGGCAGATTATGACGGTCCAGATGGAAATCAAGAAAACGTTGCAGACGAAACGAAAAGACTATTCGATTTATATAAAAGAAAACGAGATGTCTGGGAAACTCAAGCGCGCGAAGATCAAGAATATAGGCTTGGTCGACAATGGACAGACGAACAAAAGAAAACATTAGAAGCTAGGGGTCAAGCCCCTATTGTTGTTAATAGGATACATCCTGCTGTAGAAACAGCAAAAGCTCTGTTAACAGCTAACAGACCCTCATTTAAAGTATCCCCAAGAGAAGATAGTGACACTAAAGTCGCTACAGTCTTAAATCATTTATTAACGTATATGCATGATATTTCTGATGGAAGAACTATTATCCGTCAGGCCATTGATGATTATTATGTAACTGGTCTTGGTTATTTAATGGTATACCAAAATCCTTTAGCAGATGATGGCAAAGGAGAAGTCCAGTTTAAAGATATAGACCCTATGGATGTTTATGTCGACCCAAACTCTAGAGATCAGTTTTTTGATGACGCAGAAAACATTATAATATCTAGGAACTTTACTAAGGAGCAAGCCAAAGCTTTATATCCCCAATATAAACAAGCCATTGATGCAGCTTCTAGTTCTTATGATAGCGACAGCATAATAACAGGTCGTGTAGATGACACAGGGTTGACTTTTCCTGGTGACATTGACACTTTAGCAGAAGGTGATCATGAGTATGTAAGAGGATATGAAAGATACTATAAAGTATCTGTTAACATGTATAGAGTACATGAATCCTTTTCTGGAAAAGAGTATCGTTTTGACGAAGAAGAGTTTCAGCAATACATAAGCCAGGAAGTAGGTATCCTCAATGGCAAAATTATAGAAGGAAGAGACAATATAGTGGCTGTTAAAGAGCAACAGTCGCAAATGAGAGATGAGCTTTTAGCTCAAAATCTAAAAGTTATAGAAGAAGATGTGCACAAAATGCAAGAAGAGCTAGAGGTGCAATATATTGAAACAGAGAAACAACTTTTAGAACAAGTTCAGTTAGGTCAAATGGTTCCTGACAGAATGGAAGTAGAATTAAATAAGTTACGTGAAGGTATAGATAATCAAGTACAACAAGTAAAAGAAGAGGCGTTAATAAACGCAAACCAAATCTCACAAATACCTGATATTGAAATGAAATCTAAGGCTCACTTAATAAGTGGCGGCTTAATACAAGCTATTCCAGTAGCAATAAGACAGGTTAAACAATGTGTAGTAATAGGTGATACTCATATCTATTCAAGGATTTTGCCAACTAGCAATTATCCTATAGTACCAATTGTTAATCTTCATACCAGAACACCATATCCGATGTCAGATGTTAGAATGGTTAAAGGTTTGCAAGATTACATAAACAAAACTAGGTCGTTAATTATAGCTCACGCTACAACATCTACAAATATGAAGGTATTAGTGCCTTCTGGTAGTGTTGATATGGCTGAATTTGAGCAAAAATGGGCTCAACCTGGTGTTGGTATAGAGGTAGATTTTGATATGGGGCAACCTGTGGTTGCTAGTCCAGCTCCTCTTCCTAATGAGTTATACAATAACGAGCAGACCGCCAAAAACGACATAGACCATCAGCTCGGACTATATGAAATGATGATGGGTAACTCTCAGGCGGCCCCACAAACTTATAAGGCCACTATATCCCTTGATGAATTTGGTCAAAGAAAAATTAAGTCTAAACTAGCTGATGTAGAGGGTGCTCTACAAAGACTTGCAAAAGTAGCAATACAAATGATGCAAGAGTTATATCAGCAAGAAAAGATATTTAGAATTGTTAATCCAAACAATTCACTAACAGAATTTGCTATAAATAAAAAGCTATATGACGACAAAACAAATGAAGTCAGAGTAGCTAACGATATTACCATAGGCAAATATGATGTTGTAAATGTATCAGGTTCGACACTTCCAAGCAATAGATATGCGGAACTCGAATTTTATATGGATGCTTATCAAAAAGGTATTATCGATAAAGCAGAAGTGCTTAAGAAAACAGAAGTTTTCGACATGGAAGGTGTGCTTCAAAGAACAGATACAATCGAACAACTAACTGCTTCCGTTGAACAATTGCAAAAACAATTGAAGAAAATGGGTGGAGATATGCAAACACTTGAAAGAGAGAATGTACATCTAAAACAGAAAGTTGAAGTAGAGAAGTTTAAATCTGACCTAGATCAAGTAAAAACAAAGTCTAAAATGGCTGGAACATTATTTGAAAAGAGATTAGATGACAACTTATCAATGTTAAGAAAAGAAGCACAAGATGCAGTAAAAGACAAAAAAGACTCACCTTCTTCCGCATCTAAGAAGCAGTCAAAAGATAAGAGGAAATAAATGGACGCTAATGAAAACATGGCTCCTGAACAAGCAGGTAATGCACCAGCATTTGAACAGCAAATTCAGGACACCCAAGACACATTGCAAGATACTGTATTTGAAGAACAACTAGGATTGCCTACTCCTGAACCTACGGCTCCTCCACAAGTGGCGGATACCCCACAACCAGTTCAAGAGCAGAACTTTACAAATAATGAAGTTAATCCAGAAGATAATGATCAAGTACGTTATCAATACTGGCAGTCAGAGGCTGCTAAACTAAAGAATCAGCTAGACCAGGTCAAAGAATATACACCTATGGTGGATTATCTAAGATCGAATCCAGAGGCCGTGCAAAGTATAACGCCAGGTGGTAATGCACCAGCGGAAGCTGCACCAACAAGTCAGGAGCAAGCGGAGTTTCCTCCTCCACCTGCTAAACCTGAGCAACCTAGGGGTTTTTCGAGAGATGAGGCAATGGCTGATCCTAGTAGTGAAAGCGCAATGTATCTAGATGATGTTGAAAAGTGGAGAGATGATATGATGCAATACAATTCTCTTGCTTCTCAATATGAGATAGCTACTATGCGTGAATCGTATAATAAAAAGATCGAAGGATTAGAAAAAGCTGAACAAGACAGAACTCGTGCTGTACAACAAAGACAAGAAATGAACGATGTTCGAAGCTTTGTGGCTAGTAACTATGATTTAGGAGATAAATTGGATGATTTTATTACGACAATGAATGACCCTAAGTCATTAAATATGGACGATTTAGTAGGATATTATAAGTACAAGCAAGGACTCGCTCCTTCAAGTGCTCAAGCTCCAACAAATCAACCTAGTAATGCCTTTAGACAAGTTCAAAGAGCTCAATCGGTTCCACAACCTATGGGAGTGCAACCTGCTCAGTCTAACGCCCCTTCTAACCCTCAAGATAGTTTTATGGATGCGATTGTAAACACAGAAAAAAACACAAACATTCTCTAAGGAGGGAAATTAACAATGAGCGCAACAGACTATACAAACGGTTTGATTAAAACTCAAACTGCAGGTCAAGCATGGACTGGTGACGTTTCTATTGATAATGTACGAAGAACGTTTGGAATCGGTGACAAAGTCGCTGAATTAGCTCCACAAGAGTCAATCTTCTTCTCATATTTGTCAAAAATAGGAAAAAAGCCAATCGATGAAACAGTGTGGAAACCACTGGAATATAGAAACCAATGGCAAAGACGTAACTTCACAGCAATAGCTGTCGCAGCAGTAGCTGATGATACAAATACAGCTGGTGAAGATGAAGCAGTAAGTGCTGGTATTAAGATTTACTGTGACTATAACAAACATGGACAACAAGATAGTGGCAGTTCTTATGCTCCTATTTTTATTGTTCCAGGCCAAATCCTAAGAATAGCAGGTGTAGCATATAAATTTGAAGGTGCTGCTTCTGATATTTCTTACTTTACAGCTCCAACAGCAACTGATGATGAAATTCCATCTAACTTGGAAACAGCATCTACAGTAAATGGTGGATACTTAAAGATACCAGCAGCTAAAATTGTTCAAGTTGACGATTTTAGTACTGCTATCTCTAGTAGTTTAGCTGAAAGCAAAGGTCAAGTGATTGGATCACAATGGGCTGAGGCATCTGGTGCTCCTGATGGATTCAGAGATGAACTTACTAACGTTGAGTTCTTTTCTCAGATATTCAAAACAGCAGTTCCTTTAATGTCTGGTTCAACTATGGCTACTAAGTACAGAGGTTATGCTAATGAGTGGAAACGTATTTACGCTGAACACTTAAAAGCCCACAAAATGGACTTAGAGCACGCTTTCTTATTCGGTTATGGTAAATACAACACACAAGATGAAAGAACATCTTGGGGTGCTATACCATTTATCGAAAATAAAGGTGGTAAACGTTATAAGTTAGACTTCGCAGCTGGTTCTACAGTTGACCAAGCTAATGGCGTTTACGACTATGAAGGTGACTTTACATATGATGGACTTACTAACGTAATGGATGATTTCATGAGTTATGAGTCTGGAAATAGTGGCCAGAAGTTATGTCTAACATCTAGAAAAGTAATTAATCAGCTTCACAAAATGGGTGCTGGTGGATTCTTAGACAAATCTTTAGGTGGAAATCTTAAAGATGTGTTTAGTGCTAACCTAGACGTTAAAACATCTAGCTTTATGCCAATTGATGTTACATCTATATCAACTTCTTGGGGTTCTATGAATTTCATAGCTCACCCATTAATGAGACACGACATGGAAGATAAAGCAGTATGTATCGACCTATCTAACGTTTCATTAAGACCATTAGCAGGTAACGGAATATCGAGAGATACTTTTGTTGAAACTAATGTTCAAGAAAATGATGTTGATGGTAGAAAAGATATGATTATCACTGAAGCAGGTCTTGAGGTATTACTACCTGAGACTCACGCTGTTATTGATTTTCATAAATCTTCATAATCAATAAGGTCTAAACAATGTGCCCCTGGTTAACGCTGGGGGCACCATTAAAGGGGAATAATGTCAACAACAATAAAAGCTAGAGTACTTTCAAAATTAGGTCAAAATAATGCTAATTACTTAGATGATATAAGTAATATAGCTAATCTTTGGTCTGATACTATATGGAATACACTAACAACCAGTATGCCTTCAAGAATAATGATTGGAGAAATAAATCCTGGTGTAGACCCTACTAATCTTGCTTCAGGTAGTAATGTGGTAGGTGATAATGAGATTGTTGATGGAAAATATATTCTTCTGGTGATTAGAACAGCGGCTAACCATGTAATGGACGGAAATACGATTGTAACTGAACAATATATTCAAAAGGCAGCAAATCAAGTATCTTTAGAGAACAGTTATAAATCTTTAGATCCAGACAGTATATACTTTGCTACAAACAATAGTCCAGTGTACTGGTTAGAAAAGAAAACAGTTTCTACTGTTGCAGCTACAAGAATAAGAACAGCTCCAGCTACGACAGCTCACACGCATGCAAGTAACACAGCACCTTTAGAAAATGGTAAAGCTGGATTAGAAATATACGCTATTAAAAGATTTGAGTTTCCAACTGCAGCCCCTGATGGTAATGACTCTAGTGATGAACCAGTAACTTGGGATACTTGTTATAATATACCATTAGAATACACAGAAGACGATAGTGCTAACACTATAGAATTTAACTCTGTCTTACCTGAAGATGGAGAAAACTTAATAATAACAAAATTAGCTTTGGCTGTAGCATTACAAAAATTAGCTAATGCTAGTATTCAAGATGAAGACACAGAAGTAACTGCTTTATTGCAAAATCAAATAAAAGTTTTTTCTGAAGAGGTTGCTCTTGAAACACAAAGGCTAGAAGGACTATGGAGCGAATAAGATGACACAAAAAGAACTTATAGAAATAATCCAACAGCATCATCCTTCGGCAAATGAAACGTCTATTAGAAGAGCTTTAAATAGAGCTCAAGATGACTTTGGTTCAAAAACTAAAATGATGCATGTTGGTACAGATGGATCTGCAACATTGGCTGCTGACCAAAGATACTATAACCTTATGCCTGATACATTAGAAATACGTAGAGTTGAAATAAATGACGTAGAGATTAAAAGAATGATAGACAGGCCTGCAAAAGGAGATTATAGTGGCTAATATTAATGAAATACAAAATAAATACTTTTGGTTTATTAATGGCGATAGAATTGGAATCGTTGAGAAGAATGAAAACAATTTAAGTGGTGAAGATAGCTTTGTATCTCCAAAAGAAAGCGGAGCTACTCTTAGATATGAATATATTGCGAGACCATTAAAGTTTACTACAGATCTTGCAACATCTAGTGAACTTCCAGAACAATTTCATGAAGCTTTAGCATTTAAAGTCATAGCAGATTTATACAGATTGCCAGGGGAAAACTTTAATCTTCAGTTATCTCAATATTTTGATAATCTGTACCTAGCTCAAGTAAGAGAAGGTAAAAAATACGCAAGTAAAAGGCGTGTTACTACAGGATATATTAAACCAGTGGATTATTAATGGCATTTACAAGACAAAATTTAGGACAAACATCTAGCTTTACAAGGGATAGCGCTGTATTGAATACTGTGGTGAGTCCAGCGTTTACTACCTTTAGAGCTGATGCAAATAGCACCAATTACAGTTTAGGTAATGATTGGTCTATTAAAATTGATACAAACTTAAGTGAACTATCTTTTAACTATAAAAACAACGCAAAGCTGACTCTAAGTCAGTCTGGATTTACTCTGAGCAGCGTTATATTGCCAGAGCAATCAGACTTACCTGGATCGCCTAGCGTTGGCACAATGTTAAATCATGATGGTGAACTTAAGATATACTTATAGAACAAAGGAGGCAACCTCATGGCAACATGGTCCAAGGTCGTAGTTGAGTCGACGACCGACACAATAACACAAAAGGTATCAAATACGACTTTATCCTCTGCAGGGGTCGTAAAAACAGACGCAAGTGGAGCTTTAAGCTCAGGAACTATAGCAGCTACTAATATTGCTGCTAATGCAGTAGAAGTAACAAAATTAGATATTGGGAACGCAGAGCCTAGTAATGATACTAGCGCCTTATTTTGGAATAATACAGCAGGCGAAATGCAATGGAGCACTGTTACACCCCCAATAACCGTAGAAACTACTATTACAAATGGGAGCAGTAATCCAGTAGATGGAGATGCTATATATGATGCATTACAAGGAAAGCAAGATGCCGATGCTCAATTAACTACTTTAGCTGGCATGACGAGTGCAGAAATATCTGCTTTTGCTAACTTATCAGCTAGTGAAATAGGAGTATTGGATGGTGCAGCAGTATCAAATGCGACAACAAACAAAGCAGTTAAAACTGACGCAACTACAGCAGGTAAAGTTACTATACCACAATTAGTTGTAGGTACTGGTGGTATAAGTATGGGTGGAAGTTTAGCTATGAATACCCATTCTCTAGGTATGGGCCAAGGTGGGGCTACTCTTACTGGTGGAACATTCAATTTTCAGACTACTACTGGTACCAATACAGGTAGTTTTAATGCTCAAACTGGAGCTTTTACTTGTCAGGATTTAACTGTTGCTGGAACTACTACAACAGTAAATACTGAAACTATATCAGTTGATGATAATGCAATTCTTTTAAATAATAATGTAACTGGTACTCCAGACCAAGATGGTGGTATTATAATAGAAAGAGGTTCCGAGGATAATGTAGCACTAGCATGGGACGAAAGTGCTACAAGATGGGGCGCTGGTCACACTGAAGCTGGAACTGCTGGACAAACTACATTTAGTTACTCTGGTCACATGGTTACAGTCACGGACGTTGCTACTACTACTGCACCGAATGGTAATGGGACAGGAGTAGGATCTATACAGATTAACAGTGATAATGCTATATACATTAGAGTGGATTAGTGAGCCAGTTTAAAACACAAACAAAAAATGTATCATTTACAATACAAGATACAGATATAATGTTAAAATTGCTTCAGTCCTCTCAAATAACGGGGGCTGAGGCAAAAGCTTTATCAATAGTAATTGAAAAAGTTGCAAAACTTCAAGAGAAGCTTGTAGCTAAAACAGTAGAGGTATAATGGGCACTTGGGAAAAAGTAGTAACTGAAGGTAATCAAGTCACTAAAGGACATGTTCAATGGTATTATTATTTTTCCAATTTGGCAACTATAAACACTAGGTACGCAGAAAGATGGAATGACGATTTTGGTATAGCAAACAGCGTTAATGGTCAAATAACAAGTACTAATGACACATCTGCAGCCCATTGGCCAATTGTAAGGGCTTCCAGAATAATGCCTTATGATGCGACAATTACTAGGTTTCAAGTTAACCTTGAAGCATCAGGTTCAAACGGTGATGTTGATATTGAATTGTGGAAAGCATCAAAATTAACTAAAGGAACAAACTATACTTCAAGTCAGGCTATAACTATAGACCACCTTGCTACTCTTACATATGATTATGATGCCAATTATGGCTCAAGTATAATGGGTAATTCTAGAGCCTGGTATGAGGACACAACAAGTTTTAATGATACATCTGTTACTGCAGGAGATTATTTATTTGTTTGTGTAAAAAGGACAAATGGTACTGATGGGAGTTCGTACCATATACATAGCACAGTATGTTACGATATAACACATTAAAAGGATTTAAATGGCAATAGATATACCAGATTGGAGTTCAAAAACATCAGATCAATTAGAGAAAGAGGCTCAAGGAGTATTTGAGCGCCCGCAATTATCAGATTTAGATCCTGCTTTACTTGAGCTTTATACTAAGATGAGAGAAAGTTTGGCTAAAATTAACGAGCACATTACTAAAGTTAGCTCTATGCAATCTGAAATTGATACAGAAAAAAGTAAGACTGGTATTACAACTGCGCAGGCAGACGCTATAACAGCTAATACTGCAAAAACAGGCATAACAACAGCACAAGCAAGTGCTATTACAGCCAATTCGGCCAAGACTGGCATTTCGCCAAGCCAGACATCACAATTAGTACAATTAGGTAAAAGTCAAATCCCTGTAGGGGCTGGAACTTTATCAATAGAGTTTAATGGAAAAACTAACGCATTAACATTTACCTATAGGCAAGGAAAAATAACAAAGACGGGGGCATTGACATTGAAATGATAGATACATTAAAAACATCAGCTGTAGGACTTGCGGGATCCACTACTGCACAGATGTTACACTGGACGGAATGGGTTCCACCAGTATTTAGTGCACTTGCAGCACTATCAACATTAGTATTTATGCTTATTAAAATATACAAGGAGGTACGATGAAGGAACTGATAGCAAATTACATATTTAACGATGAAATGAAGGTTAAGATTATTAAAGCCTTAAATGACAACGTTGACATTCCTATTATTTCTGAAAAGACAGAAGAAAAGATTCTTACAGCAATCTATGACTCTGTAGAAGAAATAGTAAAAAAAGAAATCCTTAAGTAGTGTTAGGGAAATTAATAGCAGGTAAAATACTCAAAAAGGTTATTAGCGAAAAAGTAAAGAAAAAGATAGTAACTAGCCTTGGTGATTTACTTGTTAAAAGTAGCAAAAACAAACTAGATGATAAAATTTGGGCTAAAGTTAAGAAAGCGCTTGATTAAAAAGATGACAGAACCAAAAGTTACAGAGTTTACAGTATATGCCGACCTAGTAGTACAGAAAGGTAAAAGTCGTTTAGAAGAAATAGGTGTTGATGATATTAAGGTTTACAAAGAAATGCCTAAAAAATGTAAGCACTGTGAGTCTGAAAAATTAGTTTGTATGGATGTGCTTGGATCAGGAGTTGAACCATTATTTTGGATGTGCGACTCCTGTGAAGCATTATACTTAACAAAGGATAAAGAAGAAACTGAAGTACTGCTTGAAATGTGCAGTAAATATTGGACTAACCCAAATGATTGGGACATAAAAGATGGAGAGCTAGATTGAAGAAATATATTGTAACTCCTGACAAACATTTTCCTCTAGCTGATAAAAAAGCTATTAACGTCGTCTGTAAGGCAATTAAAGCCGTAAAACCTGATGGATATATTGATTTAGGTGATACAGGAGAGTGGAATAGTGCTAGTCATTGGAGATGGAAAAGAAAAAATAAACCACCTTTAGAGTATTATTTGCCTGAAATAATACAAGAGATTGAAGATGTAAATAAAGGTATGGACCAGATAGATGAGGCTTTAGATAAAGCTAATGTAAAAGAAAAACACTTTATAACAGGCAACCATGATCAATGGTTAGAGTTTTTTGTAGAAGAATATCCTTATTTGAACCAATATGCGCTAAACAAAGCACTTAAATTGGATGACAGAGGGTATGAGGTGCAACCACTAGGAAAGCTCCTAGAAATAGGTGATATGAGCTATTATCATGGTCATAACTATAGTGGTATACAGCATGCTGCAAATCATTGTAGACAATACAAGCAAAATATTATGTATGGACATCATCATGATATTCAAGTTTACTCAGATAAAAGTGCAAAAGGACCGATCACAGCTTATAGTATAGGTTGTTTAAAAGATTTAAGTCCTGAAGTCAATGGTTTTGTAGGAGGTCGGCCTATGAACTGGAAACATGCATTTGCTATTGTAACATATCATGGTCCTAATAGTTTTGTAGATATAGTTGAAATA